ATGATAGCCAATGTTTTATACCAATTTGTACCAGAATTTGTCACAGAAAAAATGAGTGGTACAATTTCCATCAATATTAGAATCAGAAAAGACCATAAATCGAAGAATAAACTGAGTTCGATTTATCTTGATATTTATCAGAAGGATCAAAAAAGACATCGCATCCCATTAGGAGTAAGAATCCCTATAAAAGATTTTGACGCAAAAAAACAGCGGGTGAAACCGTCAAATAACTTCTCCAAGGATTACAATTTGATAATTGAAAAGAAGCTATCAGACATCAATAATATAATGGTGGTCTACAGGCTTCGGGGGGATAAACTTACCGTGGAAAAATTATATGAAGAATTATCTAGTCCAAGTTACAACATCGATTTTATCGAATTCTATCGGAAAAATTTAGAGCATCAAAAGGGATCCTCTATTAAAGAATCGACTTATAAGCAACAAAAGAGCTCATTAGAGAAAATTAAAAAGTTTAGAAGTAAAATATTATTCCATGAAATTGATAAGCAATTTTTTATTGAGTTTGTGAAGTTCCTAAAGGTAAAGCAAGGCAATACCAATTCGACTGTAGAAGCATGTACCAAAAATTTTAAGAAGTATCTAAAAATAGCCAATGACCAAGGCATTGAGACGCCATTAAAATATAGCGAAATCAAAAACAAGCGTTTCAATTCAAATCGCGTCTTCTTGGAAGAGCATGAAATACAGCAACTTTACAGATATTATTCAAACGAATTCATACCAGAGAGCTGGAAGCAAATATTACAGCGATTCTTATTTGCGTGTTTTACAGGATTACGAATTAGCGATATCCAACGATTAAAGACTGATAATTTTGTTGGTGACTACTTGGTTCTTACGATGCAAAAAACCGATAAAATTCACCGTATTAGGTTATCAGCAGCTGCGAAAAAGTTCAAACCACTGGATGGCACATTTTCTGGGAAATTTACAGATCAGTATATCAACCGATGTTTGAAAGGAATTTGTAAACAAGTAGGTATATCAAAAAAAATCACCTTTCATGTCTCAAGACATACTTTCGCTACTCAATTTTTAATCCAAGGGGGATCTGTAGTCAACCTCCAGAACCTATTGGGGCATTCAAAGATTAATGAGACCATGATCTATGTACATATAGTTGATAGCATTATGAACGAGGAAGTTTCGTTCATGGATAAAATTTTATTATAGAGTCTCAGATTCTATATCCAGCTCCCAATAGTCCTGTGAGATCCTGGTGCGCTTAATTTCTTTGATCATATGCAATTCATTATATCTGTAGGAGAATGTTTTCAAGGAGAATGGCTCTGAAATATGAGCTGTAATTGTATCCTCGAATGTGAAATTGTTAGTTCTTATCCCTATCCATACACTCCAGAACTCCTCATAAATGTCTTGAAGTGATAACGAGCTTCCTGATATGTTTTCAACACAAGGATTTCTACCAGACTTTAGTCCATCATAAAGGCACAAAAGTAAATCAGGTCTTTCTTCTGGATATGCTCCAGTAATGATGTTGTTGTTCTGCTCCACCAAAAGACTTTTAATTGGCATTTCAATTGCGATAACTTCTTTATTTTTTTGATCTATATCAGAAAAAATTTGACCTGTATTTGAAATCAGAATGCTACTGCTGTCTTCGTAGATGAGTTTATATATTTTGTTCTTGTTTGATTTTTTAATCCTATTAGGATCTTCCAAATGATCATGTTTATCTGGAATTATATTTAAAAGGGATTCTTCTAAAAAATTAACGTTCACCCATTCATCTTCAATAGTTATGTCTAGGTTAAGCCAGTTTTTAAGGTTATTCACAAAGTCACCGAATGTTAACTCTGGAAGGAACTGAGACAAACTGTAGCTTATAGGAAAAGTGTTTAACTGTCCACCTGATAGTTTATATTCAAAAGAGTTATACTCTTCAATCGAGTTCGTAAAATACCGTAGCGTTAATTTGATGTATATGCGATCACCTACGTTGCTATTATCAACATTAATAGTAACACTATCAGAAATGATTACGCGGTTTCCAGAAGTGGAAGATTTGTTGTAATAATACGTTTTCATTTCACTTACAGCATCTTCTTGATATACCTCCATTTTGAAATACTTCGTGTAAGCTGGGGGAAGATTAATTTTAAGATCTACTTTATACGACCCTTCTATTGTGGGTATATGAGACTTTTCATATACACCATATCGAACAGATGATTGTTGGTAATTGCTTGTAGGCGTTCTAAAAGAATCTTGGTCATAGGTACTCCCCTTAAAACTTTCAATGAATTTATCAGGTACATATAATGTTTTTTTTAATTTCTCGTTTTCAAAAACAGATCCCCGAACCTTCTTGCCTTCATTCTGGTATCCAAATCGCAAAATTTCCAATAGATATGGAAATGGACACATGACATTATAATTCTTTGCAATGTTCTGTCCCTCCTCATTCACTATTTCATTCACTACAAAATTGCTGCCATTGTAATTGTTCACCAAACCTAAAAAATGTTCATAATCTCCTTCGCCAGATATCTCTTTTCTAAATACTGTTGGCCAATTGTGCGTTACTTCTGGCCAAGCTTTAGTTAACATAGATTTTGCGTATGCATTAAAATCATGTTGGACAATTACTGGCCATGGAAGATCCTTTAAATTGACGTCATACACAGGTAGTGTTTCATCGCCATAATAAATGGTGATTTCGATAGTCTTTTTAGATATATCACCAAGGAGCAAGGTGGCTGAAAAATAACGATCATCCATATACAGGATCCCCTTGTCACTGCTTAAATAAGAAGTGACATTATCGATATCCGGGAGTCCTAATTTTTCAATAACTATATCATCAAAAGAAATATTTAGAGGTAAACTGTAGTTTTTCTTTAGATCGTTATTGAATCGGTTGCTCTGTTCAATAAACGTAATTTTATAACTACTAAGATCAATTCTATATTCTTTGGATTGAAAGTACACCATTATATTGAAGCTTTTTTAAATGAAAGTGCATATGATTTGTTAAATTCACGAGTTTGAAATCTTGAAAGTTTCTTGGTTGTACATACGACTTCAATCATCTCACCTTCAATCTCCAAGTATATTAATTTTGACCGAAGAATAGTCATTAACCAGTCTAACTCATCTTGACTGTATAAGTTTCCTGTATTTATGGAATATTCTTCAGGCTCTGAAATGTCAATGATTTTAGTATAATCTTGTCCCTCTCTATCAATAGTTGTTTCTTCAACCTCCCTTGGGTTCTCAATTTCAAAGTGGCCTGTAAAATCAAATGACTCTGGCATCTGCCATTCATTGAGCCAAATCAACCTTCTTCTAGTGTAGTCATTCGGTTTAATTTGCACATCAACTTCAATAGGTCCACATGAAATTTTGATTTTATCGCCAACATTAAGTGTGAAATCCGATAGATCAATAAAACATGTGAACAACGCACCAGTCAATCCAGATATTGGGAGGGAAGTTGTAACAGCTCCAGTGATATCTATTGAATCAGGAATGGAATCACTTTTAAACGAAAAAGAAATTAACCCATCTTTAATAGCTGCTATTTTATTGGGAATGTACGTAAGTCTACCTGGAGTTTTTGGTGTCCGACCATTTATGAATTGCACATTCGAAAAATCCGATCTTTTTGTAAGTGGAGATTGACCAATAATTTTATCATATACCGTAAAATCCATCTTTAATGGAGCAACTGGCACAAATACTCGGGTGTTCAATGTCGATAGAAAAGGATTAGGTCGAAGTAACCTGTTGGTTTCTAGCCCCATTTCTATGGTAGCTATATTTTCAACATATGGAGCTTTTTTGGAGTAAGGTCGGATTTGTCCAGAGGATGCTTCAGTTGTGAAATTAATTAGAACCTCTGAGTTATCCTGAGCATTGGTGACAACAAGATTATTTCTATCATCCGCATAATAAAAACCATTTGAAACTATTCCAGAAAATTCTGCCAACGTGATTCGTAATAAAACACTTACCGTTTTAACATTGGAATTAGTTTTTATCGTAATGGTTCCAGGGTAAGTTCCAATTGGAAGCGTCTCTGTATTTATAGTACTCGCAACAATAGACGTTATCCCTACCCCTCCAGACATTGCTGAATACGATAACCATCCAACATTATCAGTAAGCGTGAAAGATTCTGAACTATCTACTTTAATGGCTTTCTGCTTGGTAGGTGGCTCTTGGAAAATCTCAGATAAATCAAATGCTGAGGGAGTTATATTTAAATATTCTTCGGGTTCTATTTCTCCTCTTACTGGTAGAATAACCTGGACGGTCACCCTGTTTTTCCCATCATCAATTTCAATGGTTCCAGTATAATTTCCAGGGGTTAAATCAGTAACATCAACATTTACTTCTATTGATCCATTTTCAGAACCAGTTGTGGATCCTAAAATAATCCAACTTTCTCCTGTGTGTGCTGTCCAACTATTCTCAGATGTAATAGTTAAAAATTTTGCAGGAGGAACGATTTCTCCTATATTATAAACGTTAAACTCAAGTGGATTTGGTGTGACCTTTAAAACTACTGTCTCTTGAATTTCTAATGTCGCTGACACATAAACATAATAAAGCTTGCCAACCACACCCTTGTGTAGAAATGCAATTCGACCATTGTAATTCCCTTTAGCCTTCTGATTAGCTATAGACTCCTTGACCGTTATCTTAAAAGTAGCAGCTTTGATTTCTCCACTATATTTAGCAGGTGTTGTACCTGTCAACACAACGTTTAGCCAATCAGGCTTGGACTTCACCCATGGACCGTCCCCAAAATACGAATATTCTCCAGAGGTGTCTTGAGGAGTAATAACTACCGTGGCAGAAGGAGATACAGAATTCTTTTTATACGTTAACGTTGGTAAAGTTGATGGACTTGCTCCCATTATGAATTGATTTTAGCAGATTGTTTTGTTTTTTGAAGTTTATTATATTCTTTGTCAAACTTGTCAAGCTCTCTAGTGTTCCAGATATTTTTAGCATAAATACCCTCATCAACTAATCGGTTTACAGCATTGGCAAAAACATACATTGCTTCGGAATCTATTGATGAACTTGGAGATTGAGTGTTACTTGGTGTCCCGGTAAGTTTTTCTTGTCTTTTATTTTCTAAGTAATCTATCACCTGTGGGACTTCTGGATCATTTCTAATAAACCTCGGAATGGTATACTCACCTTCTTCTACCACTCCACGAACAAATCCACCAGAATTTTTACCTAATCCTAGGTTTCCGAAACCTGACTCACCACCTAATGCAAATGAAGGAACGTCAACGGTAGGAGGTTTAATTTCGCTTCCAATCCCAATCGCTCCTTTAATTGCACTAATAACCCCAGCCACCTGAGCTGCAAATCCTAAAAGCAACGGAATGTTCTGAGGGAATCCAACGCTCGCGGTGGCCGCAGTTCCAGCAGCAATATCTGAAGTTGATTTAGCCGTGTCTGCAATAACTTTATTCTTAATGATTCCTAACTGAAGTAGAGATTCTTTAGCGGCTAGAACTCCCTTATAAGCCAATAACGCCTGTCCTAAACGGCTCTCTCTTCCAACAAAATCTATACTGCTATTGATTAAATCCTCTTGGAATTTTTTCTTCTGTTGAAATTCTTTAGCCTGAGCTTTGTTCTTCTCTTCTAATCGTTTTTTCTCGGCTTCTTTTTCTTTTTCTAACCGTTCCTCTGCATACTTATCCCTGATTAATTGAATCTGCAATAGTTTTTCCTCCTCCAGCTCAGCTAAAAGTTCAGTTTCTCCAGCAGCATCTTCCCTTAGTTTTTCAAATTTTTCTTCGAGTCTTAAAATTTCTTCCTCCTCTTGACGCTGCTCCTTATCAAATTTCTTCAACTGCTCCTGTAGTTCACGTTCCTTTTCATATTCATCCAGAGACTCCTTTACTTTTTCCCGAATAGCTTTTTCTTTTTCTATTCGCCTTTGAGCTTCCTTATCAACTTTGTCTTCTGAATCATTTTCGCTACCACCACCTGTATTATTTCCTAATGGAGTAATTGTGTCTTGATCTTCTCTAACTGCATTTGCTTTGGCATTTCTTTGAGCATCCAAAGATGCCTGGGCAGCTACAGCTGATTGCTTTCTAATTTCTAAAAGTTCATCAACAACACCTTTTGCAGATTGCTTAGTTTCGTTAAATGCCTTCGAAAAGTTTTCCTTGAAATCTATTGCAGCTTCTTTTGCTCCTGAAAAATTAAAGTTCAATAAATTTTCCAAGACATCTCCTAGACCAGTGAAACTACCTATTACTGCTTTTGCATCTTCAACTATTTCTTTAAACCCTTGCCTAACTATTGTTGGAAATGACTTGAAGGTTGTAGTCATGGAAACTATGCTAACAACAATGAAGTCTTGTACTCCTTGAAAGGAATCTGTTATAAACGAAATTCCATCATAGAATAAGGTTTTTGTCCTTTTCCAGAATATTTCCAAATCCCTAGTAAAGGCTAAATAGTTATCCGATTTTAAAGCTTCATCCTGAGCTTTGGCAAGTTCTAAATTAGCTAGAGATAGTTCTTTAGTTGATTGTTCAAGGGGTGAAAGTTCTTCGTTCGCCTTACCAGCGGCAACGCCCATTGCTTCAAATAATTTAATAGCTCCTCCAGCATCTTCTCCAGCACCCCTAAATAAGTCTGCAGTAAGTTGTGCGTTTTGTTGAATGGTTAAGCCTTGGCGTTGTGCTTCTTTAGTGACTTCACTTAAAGCTTCTTTGGTTGTTATCTCACCTTTGGTGACTCTAGATAGCAACTCTTCTGTAAATGGAGCTCCAAATGCATTTAATAATGCATCTTTAGTAGCAGTAGTTTGTTCTCTTATTGATAAATCAAACTCCTTTAAGGCATCTGGTAATTTATCATCATAAATACCTAAATCATAACCTGCTTCAACAATGTTTTTAAATTCTTGAGCAGAGAATCCTGCTTGGGCAAAGAATGTTGGATATTCTTTTAAGCTTCTAAAATACTCATCATTTTGCCCCTGACCTTTTATTAATCCATCTTCAATCGTATCGAACGCCTCATTGAATCCTATTCCAAATTGCTCTACTAATACCTTGGCGGTACGAATGTTTTCTTCAAAGCTAGTACCTTCAAATGTTTCTGCAAGGGCTTGAGCTCTGAGTCTGGCATCATCTGCAACCTGGCCTGTTAAGCCAGTTATTTGTTCGGTGGCAATAATTGCTTTTGAGGCTGCTTCATTGTAGGCAACCCATTCTCTAGCAGCAATAGCAACTCCAGTAAGTACGGCAATGGCAGCTCCAACAGGAGTCGCAATAAAACTCCACGCTGCTTTGGTTGCTCCTTTTATTCCACCCGAAATTCCTTCAAACCCTTCCTTTACTGATTGAAAGTCTCCATTGCGTATGCCATTAAAGATATTTGAAAGACTTTGTCCATAATCTTCCAACGATTCTGTGCTTTCCTTTACTTCTTTGTCCGTCTTCTTGGTGGCATCCAAAAATTCTAATTGCTCCTTTTTCGCATAGTCAAGTTCCTTTCCTAATCGATCTACCTGCTTTGCAGCTGCCTTCCACTCATCACTCCCAATCGGAGCACGGTTCATTTGAGCTTTAGCTTTTACATATTCTTTTCTCAAATTAGTAAGGGTGCGTTCGACCTCCTTCCCATTGACGTATATATGAAGTCTTCTAGTTATTGCTTTGTCTGCCATTTGTTACAGAAATTATATTGGTAATGTTAGTTTCAACTTCCTCCCCTCGTAATTCGGCTACCTCAGTAGCCAATGTCTCCAAGGCATTCGTTTTATCAAATAAATTATCAAAGTGACCATAGGCCTTTAAATTCATAGCAACTCTATTTTTTTTTATGCCTTCAAAACCATAGTGTTGTATGAATGTTGCTTTCGTGGCTCGAATAACAATAGCATCCAACGCATCATATTTCATGCGAACACCAGTTCCAACTTTCTTGACCATCTCCCCAGTTTGAGAAACGATAGAGGCTTTTAAGACTTTTCGTAAATCATTACGTAAAGTTCTGGAGGCTTTTTGACCTGCCTTTTTTTCTAATTCCGTAAGATTCCTGTTGTTTTCTCCTAGTCTCATTACTCTGCCATATTTACTGCAATTTGCAAGTGATCTAGGGTATAAAAAAGGACATAAAAAAACCACGCCTAAAGAGACGTGGGTAAAACCAATAAGCAATCAACTATGGTTTTATTATGGGCATCGGGAGTCTAAGTCTGTCCAATCCTCTGGATCTATCAGCATATCAATTTTACTGTTGGATAATTTAATCTCAAAACGATAACCATATAACCTATCCGTGAAAATTGGTCCCACTTTGTGATACTGCGTATCGCTTAGATGAAATAGATTGAATACCAAGGAATTTTGAATTCGAGAATCGTAACGCATCCTGGACAAAAACTTTTTTCCTATACGTTCGCAATTATCAAGTTTTATATCTTCATCTGAGTAATCTCCCTGGACAGGTTTATCTAGAATTGAAAAAGCAAAGAGTTTGTTATCTAAAGAGTTATTACTTCTAGATCCACTAAAGTCACCTTCTGGACTTTCTAAGGCTATGCATGGGTAATCAATATTCGATCGGATGCTACCTTGTATTTCAGAGATATTAAATCTGTAAAAAGATTTTGTAGAAGTATTATTATCATGAAGACCCTTCATGTAATCTACGATCTGTTTGTGTGTTATATTCATTTTCTTGGTCGCTTTTTGATTTCAATGAGTTCACGCTCGTAAATTGAGAAGAACTCATTTACTAAGAGATTCTGCACTTTTTCTAACTTACTGGGATCAAACTCAATCTTAGCCGAGATCAACTCCCCAAATGGAACATACTTTGGCTTAAAATTGGTCTTAACCTTGGATTTAGATTTCGGAAAAATGTTAGGATATATCGAAACAATGTAATTACGACAGCCTTCAAATATAGTTGCAATGGCCAATCTTTTTTTAAGGGATACTTTTTGCCACTGATCTGCATTCTTCTCAGCTAGTATTTTGGAGAAGGGTTTGCGCACATCTATATCAGTAGGTATTTCCGATTTAGGTCTGTATAAAATGGAACATAATAAGCTTAACAACACTTCGTTATTTGTCTCCTTCCATTGGTAATAAACTGAATCCGCAAACGCAAATTCTCCAATGGTGCAATTTTTAAGTCTAAAATGAGGTGCGTAATACCGTTTACCTGAGATGATGTAGTAGGGGATAAATTTTGTTCGGTTATTAGAATTAAAAATGAATTTACAGTAATTCGCATATTCACGAATAGGTATCCTTTTTATCGCGTAATAAGTCTTTAATGGACCATTGACTTTGAGCAGCTCTTTAACTATTCGGTAATATAATTTAGTGTTGGCTTCAAGGTGTTTGGATCCGTCTTCAAGATCTTTAACTTGCAAATAATTATGGTGAATATGCAAGCTGATGTTCTCCAGCTGTTTTCTAGAGAGATCATTCCAAGAAGTAGCTAATTTAATATTTAACCTCATTACATCTTATTTTAAGGCAAGATGGCAGCTATGTCATGAGAAAAAAAGGACATAAAATTTTTTTATGAAGGAGATTAAATATATTTGACAACAAGCTTATTTATAATAATCTAAAATTAAACTGTAAAATGAATCCTGAAAACAAACTAGATCATGTGTTAAAATACTTATATGATCAATATCAAAAAGAAAATTTAACGCATGATCATTGTAAAGATATTTGTAAACTAGCACAACTTAATGTAAACCAATCAGAATCCTATATTATATTATCAAAACTCCAACATGACGGTTATGTTGACACATTAAGCCAGAATAAATGGCTATTTAGAATAAATTATAATGGCATATTGTTCCATCGTTATGGAGGGTACAAACAAAAACTAAAGGATGTAAAAAGAGACCGATTCAAAAAAGATATTTACAACTGGATGATAGCCATAGGAACCTCTTTAGCTGGATTATACGCTCTTTGGCAATTTTGGTTAGAGATAGTTAAAACTTAATTCCAGTTCCTACATAGATATATCCATCTGTATCGATAGAAAGCGAATACAGATGCTTTTTCCGGTCTTGATACATAAGCCCTGCCTTTGCTCTTAACCCATCCAATTTGGTATTGGTTCCGAATTCTGGTACCAAGTACAAATTACCTTTTGGCCTTGGTAATGGAACGGTATCAATCACTTCTCGATTAAATATAGTAAGGTCAACTGATTGCTTCAGTAGATCACCCCTAGTCTTACTGTATACTTCTATTTTCGAAAGACTATCCTCAAATACTTGGTTATATTCTCGAATGGCCACAGCGTCTTTATATAAGTCAATCTTTTGGGTGCTATCGGCATATATGAACCGGTCCACATACACGGTGTCCACTATATGGAACTTAACAGGCTTTTCAACTTCAATCGTATCGAATTTAGTGATTACCTCTGGAACCATCACCGATCGAATGATCGTTTCTTTTTTTGGCTTTCGATTACATTCGTTGAAAAGGAGCATGCCCAGAACTAGGCATGCTACATAAGGTAATATTTTTATTAGTAGTTTCATTGCGCATAAATTTTATAAGCCTTCATTAACTTTTCATCATATCTGTTTTGCGCATATGCAGAACCATTATAGCCACGTGCAAAACCTTTCCAGTCTTTGCTTTTTAATTCATCATCTAATCCTGTTGATTTGATAAAACCAACAAAAGCCTCCAGATGTTTTCTTTCTGAGGTATCCATGGCCACCATGAATTCGAATACGTCATTAAATCCTGCACGCTTATAATTGAAACCCATTATTTGGAATTTTCCCCATGAAGCAGATTTTATGGCTGCAATGGGATCCAATTCAAAAGCCCGCCTGAAACGATCATATTCCTGGTAACCGTCACCGTAATATTTACGGGTCCATTTCGAATAGGAAATATCTTTATAGATTTCTCGCTTTGAATATTTACCAGCAGTTTCACCATGAAAAATATGCCCCTCGAAAAGTATTTTAGGAGATCCGTCAGATAGGAATCCAGTCTTTGCTGATTCAATATTAGCTACAGCTTTTATTACGGCCAGTTCACAGCCTAATACATTTGCAGCCCATTTATAATCATTCTCTGTCAGTGTCGGCTTCATCGCTTAAATTTAGATTTCAAATAGTCTCGTAATTTCAAAACAGCAGGCTTGAGGAACACCCATGCAATACCTGAAGCTATTGGAATGATGAATTTTAATATTACGTCTACTGGGCTTACCATAGCTCCAGCTATTGAAGTCAGTAGGATCTTGAGTTCTGTGGGTTCGATATGGCTCATTCTATAATTCATTATTATTTATTAGACATTCTATCTACTAATTTTGAAAATCCATTGGATATCGCATCTACAATTCTATTGTAGAAAGCTGCACCCAAGGCTAGAAAAAAACCCACAATAAGGAGCCACCAGTACACTTCATTCTCGGGTTCTTTGTCCGTGAGTAGGAAGGCCCACATTACACCGTTATAAACAGAGGCGATCATGCAAATCACTCCAATCATCATTGCAATAGTTTTTATCAATACATTTCGTATGTCTAGGAAGTTTTTCATGAAAATTATTGATTATTAATTAATGAATCGATTATTCTCCTTTGTGCTGTAACTTCATATACAAGTAAGTCGATGTATAAAACTTGATGATATCCAGCATCATCGGTTAAAACAAAATGTTTTGTTACGGAATCCTGGAGCAGTTCTTGGGCGATAAATCCTGTCCTGATTTGGTCGTTATTGAGCATGTGGAATTGACGAACTTTTAGATTCAATAAATTAGGAACAAAAGTAGAATCGATATTTTCTTTATTCCGTTCGTCTGAAATCATTGCACCATTGAAAGGCTCTTTATCCTTGTTTAAAATCTGTACAGCCGTGTACATTAAATACATCCCCAAAGCTGCAATTATTAGTCTTGTTATTACAAAAAAATTCTTTTTCATTTTAAAATTTTATTTTCATTTTAATTTGGCAAATCTGAAACTTTGACCGTGAATGGTATTAATACCATACTATATCCGCTAGTACTATTAACTCTCATTCGTATCGTGAAACTTTGTCTAAAGTCTAAACTAGTAGGTGGATTTATAGTAAACCCCTGTGTTATAGAACCGTTAGCGTCTGAACCTGTAACAATTCCTTTCCCAAAGAAATATCCTGCCGACATTCTAGAAGTTAACGTAGCTTTGAAGTGTCCAAAAGCACCTCCACCTGTGGTTGAAAGATCGAAACTCATAGGGTCGCTGTTGTAAACTGTTCCAGCTTGTGAAAACGTAATGAAAACTGACAAGGTCTTATCTTGGGTAATATTAGACATTTCCATTATACCCTCAATATCTAATATACCTCTTCCGCTCTGTTGAAAAGTCCCTGCTGGAACGGTTAAAACATATTGAACGCCTCCCTTTTCCATATATACGCCGTCATCAACTGTTAAGGCTGATGAGATAGCTTCAATGGCTCTAACAACGCCTGTTTGTTGAGTGGATAATGGAACTACTTGTTGCCTAGTAACAAACTCGTTGGCATTAAGTGCATCAGCTCCACTTACACGTCCTCCGAATGACCCCGAGCCACTTGCTGTTATTGTGCCTGTGGCTATAACGTCTCCATTGTAAGTTAATCTCCCATTATCTGTTAGGGATAGATTCTTCCCTGAAATATCATTCAGTATAATAAGATCAGAATTAGTACCTGAACCGAAACCTACATAACCCTGTCTTGTTGTTCCGTTACTCTCATAGAAAGAAACATAAGACACATTCGAGTCGCCTGTACCGATACCGTTCATTCTAAGTGAATTCGCTCCATTAGTTGTTATAAACCCACCAGCAGTTAGGTTGTTAGCTACACTAACGCTGCCGTTAGTGCCTATTACTGTCTGACCTACAGTAGAACTCCAGCCTGCAGGGCGCAAGAATATTGCTCCATTATCACCCGATAATACTGTCTCAGATGAATTATTATAAAGTATAGAATTTCCGTTAGGATTAGTAATTCTAGCGTTACCAGAATTCAATTTGATACTACCAGTCATTGTTCCTCCAGATGTGTTTAGGTATCCAGCACTCGCATGATTTCCCCATCCATAAGCCTGATAACCTTGATTCCAATTATTTGAATTACCTCCTGGAGCTGTTATGATTCCTGTAGATAAAAGAGAGCCATGAATGTTAACTGCCTTATTCGCATTTCCAGTACCAAGAATTATATTTCCTCCTAGTCCTGCTCCGCCGTAATTAATACCTTCTAATGTCATATAAGCACCTGCGGCTAAAGCCCAAGTAGAGCCTCCTCCTATAAGAACTCTACCACTATCATTATTGCTCAGTATGCCCTTGTTGCCACTACCTGTAAGCGTAACCCCTGTATTCCCAAATGTACCTAATCCAGAAGCATTCAAGTTATTAGCTAAGTTAAGATTTCCGTCTGTTGTTAGAACCCCTATTTCTGTATTTGAGCTGTTCAGGAATCTGAATGCTTGATTTGTTCCCGATAGCTTAAAATTGATGCCGTTAGCTGACGATGTTCCTCCAAAATATATTCTTTCATTACCTTGATTGTCGGTAACCCATGCGCCTGTGGCTGGGGTTAAGGTTAAGGTTCTATTAGCTGATAAGTCACCACCGCCTGAAAGATGCGATCCTGCGGTTATAGTCCTGTTAGATGGAACCCCATCTAATGTTGATAAACTTAGGTTCCCGTTGTGATATACTGTCCTTGTAGCCGATCCTGTGTAATATTGAAGTCCATCCTCGCTACCTATTTGAGATACAATTAATGTGTTACCTCCTATATCATTATTGATTCTTAACGAGGAATCGCCGCTACTTCCAAATCCTACATAGCCTTGTCTATTGCCTTCGGAATCATAGAAAGAATTGTACGCCACATTTGTTGTACCTGTTCCAGCTCCAAAGTTCCTGAAACTATTTCCTGCTCCCCGAACGGTTAACACCCCATCGAAAGTATCTGTTGTATTCAACAAGTATTTATCATCACTTTCGCTTTTTGTATATGCACTGTTACCTTGCATTACTGTTCCCGAACTTGTACCGAAATTCTTATTGAAAGCTGTATTCTTAGAAAAGCTTACCTCTCTATTATTAATCTGCCCTTGAAGCCTGCCTAGAGCTTGAATGAAGCTGTTTGTGCTCGTGATAGGTGTATTGGAAATACTTAATCCGTCGAGTGTTGTACCCCTCACACGCCCCTCTGTGAAGTATAGGTTCCCATTTTCCGTCACCTCGCTAGTGTTGTAATCTCCTACTTGTGAAGTCACCGCTCCATCTCGACCCTCGAAAGAAGTCACCGCTCCGCCACCCCCCGCTCCTGGGGTTGACGTAATAGTTACCGTGTTGGTAGCGTCATTGAAACTCACCGATGTATCTCCGCTCCCTACAAAATTAAGTTCAGGTGTACTGCTATCTACTACAAATTGAGAAGCACCTCCACCATTACCAACATCAAAACTAAACGCTCCAACACTAACCTTACTAACCTCTCCCGTTGTTGGATTCACTACGAGTTGATCGTATGTGTCAAGTCCAACAGGCAAGTCTGGTAACATTAACCCTCCGAGCGTTAACTCATTAACCCCATTGTTATCGTCTATATCACGCCTTAGGTATCTTTCATCCGTAGCAGTTATAGTAGTGTAATTAGCGTCATTGTTTAATTCACTAACATTTTCTCCTGGTTGCAAAGAATTATTCCAAGAATCTATATTACCTGCTGTGATATTTTTTACATTGTTGGGAACTGTAGGATCTGTTTCAGATTGCAAGTATCTACCGTCTGCCATCGCATTATTTAAATAACCTGCATCATTATTGAAGCCGCTTATATTTACAGATCCCTGATTTCCTGTAATGGTTTCCCAAGTAACATTTGGGGAAAGCTCTAAAAGGTCACCAACAGGTAGGTAATAATTTAATAGGCCTTGATCGTCTATTAATGGAATCCGAGTTTGTACACTTACAGTATCTCCTTCATTACTAGCGTTTGGATATTTTGTGCCTTCGGGCTGCCATGATTGACCGAAGATATTAAAAGTACAGAAAATCAAGATCGCGGTTAAAATTTGTTTCATTTTATATTTGCGTTAAATTAATAGGGTTCCAAGTTGTTCCGACTCCAGTGGTAACATCCGCTTGATCGTCTACTAGTATCAAATCACCAAAAAATTGAGTCTCTTGATAAGTAAACACTCCCCCAGATGCAATGTCGCCATTGGTAAGTTGTCTGTCATTAGAATTAAAACCTCGTACGTGACGAAATGGATGCCCATCGATAAAGATTTCAATAGATGCATTGGTAACTTGTCCATTAAGTAGAACGTAGTCGCCAAAATTCCAATACCACATTTCACCAGAGTCTTTAACTATATATAGCGTATTTTCGTAGCCTGACGCTGGTCGTTCACCGAGATTGTTTAGCCACACAACACTGCTCACATATTCTCCACCATCCCACTGCAGAGTAGCGTCATTCCAAGTTGCTAATTGGGGAGTGTTGCCAACTCCAGAATCTATTATCGCATATGCATTTTCTTCTGCAGTTGGAAAAGCTGCCTGCAATGTTGCTAAAGAATCAAAGGTTCCGTAGAAAGGGTTTGGTGCAACGGAACCAGTCATACTGTCTAAAATATCAGCGTGGTCGTTTAAAATATCTCCTAACTCCTGAAAGTCTTCTGCCCAAGCTTCAGTGGACCTATCATTAGTAGGTCTAATGTTGGTTTTATTCTCTAATCCAGGTGAAGGTCTTAATGCTGGCATGCTGTGTTTTTATGTGAAATTGCTAACTTATTCAATTGCAAAAAAGGACATCAAAATGCTACTATACTTTTTGTGTTAATAAAGGTGTCAGACTTATTTAATGGAAACTGATTGGAGAAATCAGGAAAGATATCTGGATGATCCTGTAATACCTTTTTTAACTTTTTTAAATATTCTTCACCCGCTGTTATCCGATCATTTTTTAATCGATATAATTCCTCATCCGACAACTTATCAATTTTAGTATTGGATAATGAAGCCTCTTCACTCCGAGTGAACATTCCTGATGATTTAAGTAAAAACACTCCACTAGATGCAGCCTTAGCAACTGTGTAGTTAACCTGTGCAGCCTGCATATATTTAAGTGCAGTGCCTGCTTCTGGTGTCTCGTGTTCCTTGATGATTCCAAGTGTGTTGGAATCTATCCAATTAAAAATTTGTTCTTGACTCTCAAGTATGTAAGGACGTAATGAAAGAAAAGTCCTTCTACTATTATTAATGTTGAAGTAGCGTTGAAAGTCCTGAGTTTTAGAAGTATATAACTCTTTGAATATAGTATAACCTTCAGTTCCAATCCAATCTGGGAAACCTTCCTCAGTGTCCTCCATCAACTTCAAAGCTTCATCAATGGCTGTGAGTCCATTACTCTCATATGCTCGTTGCAGATCTCTTATCTGCCACCATTCAGCAGGCTTTGTATATTCATTTGAATTATTCTGAATCCCATTGTCAGAAACATTCACATTACCCTGTGGAATGTATTTAAGCAATGAAAGATTTGCCGATGCTTCAACAAATAAATCAAAAGCTTCTTTTTGAGCTCCAGTTGTTGGAGCTGCATCTGACCAAGCAGCATATAGAGTTTTTCCAATAATGGCCTTTATATACTGCCTTTCGGCTTGCTTAACAAAAGGCTCGACGCTATCCCAATTGAAATTCAAATTGATATTTACATGAGATTTTATTGTAAGGGTGTCTTTAATAAGTGTCATAACAATGATTTAAATTCCATTTTCAACTCCAGTTGGATTCTTGTCCAATGTGGTAAGCACCGTATTGGCAAAATCACCTTCTAAGTCCTCAGGCCATTTGTTGTAATCTCGGAGCATCCTCCAGATGTCTAAAGTAGTTTCTCGCTTAGTCTTAAAAAGAGAAGTTAATATGCTAAATGCCTCACGTTTATCTGAACCAGATCCTGTGTTTAATTTTCCTCCTGGTATTCCAGCTCCAATTAAAGTTGGATCCACCCCTAATGCATAATCGATTTCCCCATTCGCTGCTGATGCCTCAGGTAGGTAAGCTCCATCTTTTAATTTGTCATCAATTGCTTCTACTTTGATGCCTTGTACCCAATCTCCATTACCATCTTTATAAGTGACTGATTGAATTGATTTACCTGCATTTTTATTTCCAGATAAATGTTCATCGATATTCTCAAGTAATTTTTTTCTGATTTCATTCTTTTTCTCTGGAGTGAAATCTTGCCAATCTGAACCATATGTTCTTTGGAAATACTCCTCGGATATATGGACCACATACTTAATGTGTAGTTGGTTTTCAAAAAGTTTTTGCTTGTATTCAGGGATGGAGTTAGCCACATCCATCCAACCGTTATGGTAGACAGCATGCCATTCTGCTTTTGGATAATAAGACTCATCCATTGTTGGGTAGAAGATTGGCATCACGAACTTATAAATTCTATTCTTCTTGCAGTACTCCCTTATTTGATCGCCTGACCAATAGCTATCAATCACCTTTATTCTATCAACATATTCACTATCCCAGGAGGTGGAGGAGTTCCAGTTATGACAAAAACCAACTTCCTCAATAAGACCTGTTTTTTCATTCATTCGCTTGAAACGACATTTAGCAGATGACAACCTACGAACACTTAATATCTTATTAAAATCTTTTGATAGTATGAATTCAGGGAAAGCAATTTGAAAGGTTTCCAAATCGCTGATAGTCTCCAGCCAACATCGATTCATTTTACTCCTTTGAAAAAAAGTGCGAATATCAGGGTGCTCGCTTGGCGATACTATTATCTTATTTCGTTTACCCTGCTCGGTTGCTTCTTCTCTGAATAGCATAAAACCTTGGCCATAATGAGTGGCCTTTAAGAATCTGAGACCAGCTCCAGCAGATCCGTTTAGACGAACCTTTTTAAGGAGACTCTGAGGGAACATGTTATCATCTCCCCATTTGGCTACATTGCCACTAGCTGAAGTTTCTTCCTTAATTACTGTATGTTGCTCTTCTTTTGGACCAATAGGCTTTCCAAAACTGAAAGCTGTTTGGGATCCTTTACCAAAAGCCACATCTCCATGAATAATAACATTGCTCATTAATAAACTACTTTTTTACCGTTAAAGGTGATAATATGATTGATCAATATTTTTTTGATATCCCCATTAGGAAGCTTGATGTTTCGGGTTTTATTATCCCAATGGTTAGGTCTTCGCCTAATCTTTACTTGCTTTTTGTGGTAGCGTAGAGAGGCTATGGAATCTGTATTTTTATTTTCTTCTTTAATAACCAGTTTAGCTTCTGGGTACTCCTTAAGCTTTCCCCCAGTTTTGGACTGTCTGTTTAATGTCCGGAATGAAATAGAAAAAGGAACAGCTCGACCGTTTTGGTCTAGTGTTCTCATTGTCTCCATTACATCCCTTAAAAAGATAGTTTCAGTTTCCATGGTGCCAAGTTGCAAGCTTTGCCATGGAAAAAAAAGGACATAAAAAAACCACCCGAGTGGGTGGCAATAATTTATAATAAAGTTTGCTTTTACCTAGGAGGAGTCTTTTCGTTGTTGTTGCTTTTGACCTTGCTCATAAACAAGGAGGCTATAGCAATCAACATTACTCCTGAGAAAATTGAACCTAACACTTCATGATCCTCAATAATAAGTGTATATGATAAATACATTCCACCTCCTAACAATAGAAATGAAAAAAACAATCCTAAATAATTAATCCATCTTAAACCTCTTTCAGTTTTAGAAACTAATTTTATTCTATTAGTAAATGATTTATGTCTGAAATCTTGTTCCTTTTCAGCTCTTTGCTTTAGCCAATTTATGATGTCAGGGTCTAACTCAGCCAACTTTTTTATTTCGGCTGCGTCTGGAAGTAAATTATCGTCAAAAACTTCTTCTACGATATGACCTTGATGATTTTTAGAACGAGAAATTTGTGCTCTTCGATGTTGCTTAGCCATTCTCTAGTTCTTCTTTTAATGATTCATGAGCCTTCCTAGTATCTTTTAAAAATTTATCAAAATCTGTCTTTAGAGCTTTTTTGTCATCACCTGAATTAGGGATAATAGAAATGTCAAAAACTTCATTTCTGAACCTTCTAAGCTCTTCATTTTTATGGTCGTAATCACCATTAAAAGCGTCAGCGATGTTAGAGATAAAATCTGATATTTTGATTGTGTAACTCATAGTATATTATATAGTTAGAATTTACTTTGATGTCTCACGACGGTAATCAACCGAACTAAATATATTGCAAATATATAAATATCCATTAGAAATGGATGCAATACTTTGTTAATAAAACAGTAATACTAAAATGTTATAATTTTTAATTAAGTCGTATAAATATTAGAAAAATTACATGCACTTTCAAAACGGTTGATCTTCAATCTTGCTTTTGAAAATAAAAAACCACCCAGTGAGGGTGGCTAACTAAATAATGAACAGGGGGATTATTTTGGATTCATGTAATAAACCAAAATCCTTTTTCCATCTTCATCTGTATCATGAAAAAAATTAAAATTCATTTCCTGAAGCACCTGGTAAACATCATCCTCATAAATCCAGCGAGAGGGAAGAACTCGTGTAACTTCTTCGTGGATCTCTGTTAGAGTTTTCTTCACTGTTACCTCAGTTGCATCATCCTTAGATGCCACTGGAACATAGAAATTACCTAACAGGTTTTTAATTTCCTCGGTGTAGTCGGTCTTCGTACTCATGGTAAAAGATTTACGTTAATCGTTCCATCATCGTTATAAGCTTCCATCTTGCTGAAAAAATTATAAAGTAGCCTAAAGCTAATGAATAATTCCAAACGAGTGGTCTTGTGATCTAACTCATGATGTGATTGGGAGCACTCATACATCTGTGCAATGCTGTCTTTTAAAATTGAAAAATCGCCCTCATGGCCTAGAGCTTTCAAATCTTGAAGCATTAGATTTGAAATTTGCTTTGGTGTTAAATTTTCTGTTGACATAATTGAAAATTTTAAATACACGAATCCCCACCTTAGGTGTGTCAACACAGTCTAGGACTGAATTACCTGATCGTTTCCTACAGGTCACCACTAGTAAGGGATTCGCTATCGTTAAAATTATAAGTCTTAGGATTACTCCTAGAACCGTGTTGACGTTTCAAATATACAAAAAAAACCAACACTGCAAATTTACGGTGTTGGTTCAAATTATGTAATGGTAGGTTTATACTATTGGTAGTAATTTTAATACTTCATCTGCTATAACGGATCTATAACTGTGAGGTTCAATTAGTGATATACATTTTTTATTAATAGTTACACATCGTTCAGTAATTATTACAATATCAATATACGATGACTTCTCTTGTTTTTTATGTAAGTAATGGTCACTTAATCTAATAGGTCTTTGACCTAAAATGGCACTCTTAAAATAATAAGACTTATTTCCAGAAATGGAGCTTTTTACAAGTGAATACCCTCTACCCTTTAACCTTTTGTATAAATAGTTAACTAGGTTCTTAGGTTCATCATCAATTAATAGTTTCATTTCTATGGGACAGTTATGGACAAATCGCATTGAGCTTTTTCAAAGTCTCCACATTTAATTGAATTAACATCTTTGCCATTAACATAAATATGCATTAAGGCCCAGTTGTCATCAGAAGTGTCTTTGGTTTCCGTATAAAAAAATACTAGATCTCCCTTTTTGAAATGTCCTGTATATTCCCATGTTGTCCCTTTTGTCAGGGTCAGTGTATCATGTCCATAATTATCATTTAGATACAAAATGTAAGGGTTCTCATTCGAAGTTTCTAAAGTATACTTAACCACTCTAAGTTCATTATCATCATCTTTTGAGCATGATAGAAAAGCCAATCCGATAAATACAAGTAATAATTTTTTCATTGATTATAGTTTAGGTTATAAAATAGGAAACGCTAAAATACAAAAATATACCATTCTCATTTTTAAATACTCAACCACTTCATTGTTAATTTGTTAGTGCTAAATCTCCGCATTTAATTGTCATAATGTGTCGCGTTACCCAGCGCCGTGGCCTATAAGGTCATGACAATTTCCTTTTCTATTTTTTAAGAAAATATGAAAATCAAGGGTTAAAATGAGGATAAAGGGATGTCTTCCGAGGTGCGGTGTTGATTGACAAAGATTTCATTGAACAATGCATAGATGGGATAGTCAAAAGCATCAGATAAGTGAGTGGCATGTTGCTGCTCAACTCCTTTACGCCTTTCACTACTCTTATCCTTTTCAAGACCTCTGGAAGAATCTTTTATCTCGGCATGTTCTAATGACACTATCAGATCCGCGCAATTACTTTGGTTGATACGTATCTTAGGTAACCGTCTGCGACCATCGTCCTTGAGCATTGAATTAATAAGCCGGAACTTCATCATGTAATCAGGATTTGCACCTACGGTCATCATATGTACTTTCCACCCACCAGAGCGTAATAATTGCTCTGCCTGTTGGGCAAATGTTAGCTTACTGTTTGCGGTTCTCGAATTACCTGTTCGGTCAAAATAAAACTTAACTAGATTTGCAGGAAACCCTTGATAATAAGGCATAAACTCTTCAGTGAATAAATGATCTAGGATCTTCGGGGACTTCACGTAAAAAGACTTAAGAACCTTATAGGTGTCTCCTTGCATTTGTGATACTACCATGCTATTAATGTTGGCTCCCCAGTCAACTGAAATAATAAGAGGGATGTTAGGATTGACATCTCTATCCTGTCTCCAGTTAAATGATTTCGCATCCACTTGGGATAGATCTAATGATTCTAGGTAAGAGTTGTCATGATCAGTGTAATAGTGAATGTCTGGGTTTAATTGAGCGTAATAACCATCCGTAATCTCTTTAGGACGTATGTTGAGCATTTCAGCATTATATATAGTATCACTCGTGTATGACTCCTTCATATATTCGAAATAGTCTGGACGTAAATTTGAAAGATTACATTTAGCTGTTGCTTTCAAATAATAGAATTCATCTGGGCGACGTAATGATTTTTCTTCAGCATCAATAAACCATTTTCCTTTTTTTGTTAGTGGAGTTGAGGATAGAAACAACTCTGAATTAAGGAGGGGTGACTTTTTAAATATAGCTTTCTGAGATCTGTTGGTGTTACGAACATTGATGTTCAGTCTTTCTTCATCTAACAGTGCAGCTTCATCACCAACTATGGCATATGAGTTGAGTCCACGACCACTATCTTTATGATCTAAACTTACTAGCTGAAAAATAGATCCATTTGAAAAATGAATCACATTGTTGAAAACATCTGGACTTTGGAAAGGTAATTCAAAGCCCATTTTTTTTCCTGCCATGCTTCCAACTACATAATCAACTCCCTCATATACACCAAACATTTCCAAACCTTCTTTTACTGATGGCAACAACCTGCTTAGAATTTGACTATATGTGCTTCCCACCATAGCAAAAGATGCTTTAGGCATCTGCTTGACCAGCTGAACATCATGATAACCTAAATAGGTAGTTTTACCAGTACCACGCCCTAGTTCTAAAAATTTTCTTTTCTGGGTTGATTGTGAGGCAAAATATTGGGCAGGATTTAATACTACTGTTTTTCTAATCATCACTTTTTATTTCTTCGTGAGAAATGTCTTCAGCTTCAAAATTGTTAAGATCGACAACTCCCTTTTTATTCATAGCCTGGACAGCTTTCTGGAATGCTTTATTTACCCCAATAGTAATTTCCATATTGGCTAACTTTTCAGGATTAAATAACCCTTCTTCCTTGTCCAGTTCTGCGAGCTTTATCATCCTATCAAGGCATTTCCCCATTACTTCCAATGCCTTATCTTTAGTGGCCATCTGGAAAAGGTTCTGGTTATATTCAAAAATGATGTAGCGCCAACCTTCTTTTCTACTTTTATTAATATCTCCAAATAATTGCAAAGCACTTGAAATATCCCTGTAGGCAGTCGCCATTGATATGTTGAACAATGCCATTAATTTTTTCGTAGCCTGCTCTCTGGAATGAAAATTTAAAAGAAGTGAGAATGCAGACTCCCACCTTTTTTTCAACTCCTGATCTTTTTCTGAAAGATAAATTTTCTCATCTAGATAAGAGGCTAAAATATTTTCAAATGGTGTTGTGTGGTTCGATATGCTTACTTCTTTACTCATTGATACTTATTCAAATCATCTTTGGTTAATTTCTTCCCATTCTTATAGACTTCAAATTTTCTGGAATTGTCTGTCATGTATTTTACATATCTCTTGACTCCTACATCGACATATCTGGGATCTAATTCAATAGCTCGACAATTGCGCCAATGTAATTCACAACCTATCAGAGTGGACCCCGAACCAAGAAAGCCATCAAAAACAATATTTTTTTGTTTACTGCTATTAGTGATGCAATAAGAAATCAGGTCAATGGGTTTCATAGTTGGATGATCATCAGACCTCAATGGCTTATCAAACTCTAGGATAGTGCTTTGTTTTCTGTCACTATTCCATAAGTGAGCAACACCTTCTTTCCATCCGTAAAGACATGGTTCATGTTGCCAATGGTAGTCTTGACGGCTCAGGACTATACTGTTCTTTTTCCAAATGAGACATTGTGAAAACTTAAATCCACTGTCCACTAAAGATTTTCTAAAATTTACACCTTCAGTATCTGCATGGAAAACATAAATAGGAGATCCCTGTTCTGAATATTTAAATGATTGTTCAAAGAATGATTTCAAAAAGGAATAGAAGGATTCAGACTCTTGGTGATCATTTTTAATGCCTTCCCTATTATTGGAAGAACCACCCTGATAGTTTACATTATAGGGGGGATCTGTAACGGTGCAATTGATCTTCTCTTTACCTAATAATTTTTTAAATGTGTCCTCTATAGTGCTATCCCCACAAATTATGCGATGTCTTAAATTCTTCTGAGTGCTAACCATTTCATATAAATCACCTTCCTTAGATATCGGGTCTTTAGGTATCTCAGGTTGGAAATTAGGATCTTCTGCCTCTTGTTTTAATTCTTCAGGAATCAAATCATCTGGGATAAAAACTTCATCCAGGTTTAATCCTAATGCTTCAAGGTTAATGTCTGCAAATACTTCATCCAACACATCCTTATCCCAATATCCTATTTGAACATTGGAGGTAATGTTATATTCTTTAAACTCTTTCTCAGTTAGAGATCGATTAGGCATTCGGACATCGATAATGTCATTCTGCCTACCCAATTCCATTAAAAGTTTAACCCGCTGATGCCCAGCAATGATTTTATTGTCCGTATTTACTGCAGGAATTTCAGCTAAATTGAATTTACTTAAACTCTCTTTAAGCTTCTCTTTTCTCTCTTCCGTCAGGATTCGAGGATTGTATTCATATGGAACTAAATCTGCAACTCTAGCGGTTGTTGTGTGCCATTCTAATGGCTCTAATAATTCTGTGCTCATAACAAGTCGTTAATCTTATCAATATTTAGGGTGTGTTGATGGAGTTTTTTTTCACTTCTATTTATTTGACGTTCCACCAGTCTTATTTTATGTTTATCTGTTTCTGTCGAAACCTTGATGTAGTATGCATCTATTCTTTTCTTAAGCTTGGTTACCTGGCTTCGTAAATTGTTTCTTTTTTTAAACAGTTCTCCGGGAGTTAAGTCATCAAATACTTCTGAAGATGACGGTAAAAAAGTTTTATGATTTTGCCAATGGTGTAACTCCTTCCAGATGTGTTCTCTTTTGGTGTCCAAGTCTTCTATTTGGAGTTGAATGGATAATGAGTGATCTTGAGATCCAGCATCCAGATCATTCAGTGCGAATTTTAAATCGCACATTTGGTAAAATAGTTGGGCGGCATCCTTATATCGAATTCTCAATTCTGGAGGTAGGCTGCCATATTGCACTGATCCAAAAATAGATTCTTGGCTGGCCTCCTTTAACGCCTTTTTCTTATGAAAAATAGAAATTTCTTTATCCGTAGTTAATTTAGGAATAGCTTTCGGCTTCGTAGAAATACTTGGTTTGGGTGATCTATTTTGAATAGAGGATTTATATAGCCGAAGTTCTTTTATCAGCTGTGCCATGTTATGATTACTTTTTCCTCGTTCAAGCTTTTGAATTATCCGAACTTTAGCAGATGGCAATGATTTATAAATAATCACACCATTATTGTAATCTAACGTTTCAAACCATTTTTCTATTGATTCCATACCTCAAATCAACTAAAATGGCAATCGTGAAAAAAGGACATAAAAAAAGTCACTCAATGCGAGTGACTTTAACGACTAAACCAATTTAACATGAAAAAATATTTTAGTCCAGAAAACTACTTTTTTTAGTTTCTGCAATGCTTTGCAAAGTTTTATTACTTTTTACTTGTAACAGTAAATCCACCTCTTTTGCATTTTGGGACTTGATAATAAGTCCAGCAACTTCATTCTCCTTAAGCTTTTCTTTTTTAAGAAGATCCACACCTCCTTCTTGTAATTCAATAAATGGAAAAGCACGGTTGCGATACAATTTCACCATAACATTATTCTCTAATGGTTTGGTGGCAACAACTCGTCCATAATTGGGGATGTTGTAAATGCCAGGACGTATTTTAAAAGGTGCTAGTTTTTCCATAATAATTAAGGTGTTGGTGGAGTGAACTCTGTGATAGTTCCTTCATATACTGGTGCAATGTATGGCTGCACATCAGAAAAAGATACGGTTGTTATCTTATCATCACCAGGAGCTGCCCCACTTGCATAGCCAGAATCAGTATTCATGTAAGAAGGAGATAATTTACTTCCAAGTTGTCTTTGGGTTCCATCTTTTTCAACAATAATGAAAATCATTGGAACACCTTTATATTTCCTTACCCATCCAACAGTTTTTTTGGTCCCTCCTGGAATAGCAGCAGTGAACTTGTTTTCAAAGGTAATATTACCCTTACTACCCTGAGGGGTAGATACAACATTACCACTGTCGGGTTTGAGCATTAGCTTATGAAATCCTTTCCCTTCAGCAAAAGTATGACTACTCTCAGCAGATATACTACCTGCTTCTTCCAATGTAGTGGCTTCACCCAATTTTGGTGGAGCTCCAATAGTTAAGAAATCTGAAAGAGGGCAAGCGTATACTTCAGTTTCTGAAACCCCGCTAGCAATTTCGTCACTTGGGCAGTATTCTAGGTTTTCGGTTGCAATTGTGTCTGTACAAGCCATTTTTAAATGTGTTTTTGTTCTAGATAATTAGAGTTTCCGTAGATAAGTTCGCTCATCACTTCCTTATCCTTTATGATGTCTTCTACCTTGGTAGCCTTTCCATCAATGTTCAAAGTTTTTGGAGCCGATTTTTTAAATCGAAACTGCAAACCTCTGTTGTCCGTAAAAACAGGACGTTGATCATTCTTTTCCTCTTCAAGTAAAGCTGCTTTGTCTAATTCTTTATTTTTAGAATTCACTACGGCCACAATAACTTCAAGTTCCGATTTCTTGTCAGTTACTATCGCATTTAGTTCTTCAATAGATAAATCGTCAAGGGATAGATCACTGATTGGTTCCTTAGCCTCTTTAATAGATTCCAATTCTTCTTGGAGCTTTAAGTTTTCTGCTTCTAACTTCTCGATCAGAGCATTCGAATCAACTTCTGTGTTATCAGGAGTATCCTGATCTAAGTTATCCAAGGATGACTTTACTTTTTCCGTAGAAGCATCAACACTCTTAGGTGCTGATGCTTTATTTTTTTTAGTTTTCATTATAACCTTTGATTTGAAAATTAAGGAGCTGGGGTTACACCATCAATACCATAATATTTTTGATTAAGAGCTTGAGATCCTAAACCATAAGTGGTGTCTGTGAAATTAGACATTACAACCAATTCGTTGATTAGGAAATCATAACCTTTCCAGAACTCCATAAAGATTTTAACCTTATAGTCTTGCTTCTGAACATCAGTTATTGCTGGCTTACCGTCAAAAACATCGATTAATCGAACAAAGTTATTCTCTGTGGTGGTGAAAATATCGTCTGTTTCCATAAATGGAATAGCTACAATTTCACGTTTTCCTAAACGTGTTTTTAAGGCGTTATTTTGGAATTTATTTTGACCGAATTTATCCTCGTAATCCAAAATATAGCGTTCTACATTATTTTCACTCATGAAGATCTTTTTTACTTTTGATTTCAATAAACTTGGTAGCTTACGCTCAAAATCGGTGACTTGATCTACAATGTTAGAATCGGTAAGAGCTGATAAAGGAATTTTGAAAGCCGTGTGATCTGTATCTGGAACTCCAGCTGCTAGATCTAATAGAATTTTTTCAATTCCATTCATTGATTTTCCAAAAGTCTCTAGATCAGCAGAATCATAAACTCCCTTGACTTCTAAGTGAGCCATGTCGGACGTAACCTTAGGAATCAATTCCTTTTCGATAATATATTTGGATATAGGCATATCCTTAGGGTCTTTACCTTCAGCATATAAATCTGCCCAGTACGAACTTAAGATTTCAGCTGGAATAATAGGGAAATTTACCTTTTGATGATAATTCCTTAAGATTTTGTGTTCAATCTGTAAAGCTCCTAATTCATTCCATTCTGGTTTGAACCCCTGAACTACATTAGTAAGTAGTGTCGATCCTTGTGGGAATCTACCCTTTACCTTTGTAATTGGTTTTGTGTGCTTGTCTAATGTAGACATTTCAGCATTCAGTGCTGTGCTGATAAGTTTTGGATTATGTGAAAGATAGGTGTTTACTTCCTTCACTACATCATCAATAACCATAGTTGCCATGACAGTTCTTTTTTTTATTATTAATTGTTTTGATAGATAGATGAATTGAAGTCGACATAAGCGTGTGCTACACCTTCTTCTTCGCTATTTTTTACGGTTGTATGGGTTTCCCCTGGTTGCTTACCTAATTGCAAAATATGATTCTGTAATGCAGTGACTTTTTGAATGGAGGTAGCATTTTCAGCAACTTCTAATCCAGAAGCTTTTATTGCATTATCTAATGCAGTAGAAATTCCTGAAATGTCATTTTGGGCATTAGTCAAATTGCTTTCGGCTGTTGTTTGAGCAGACTGAGCAGTGCTAATTGATTCTACTTGAGACTGCAAATGAGATTCAATTGAATCCAATTGCTGGTCATTTAAATAAGATCCATTATCGGTTGAAGCTAAAGGATCTGTTAAACCAAGAACGGATTGAATTCGCTCTCTTTTTTTTGCTGTATTAGCCATTGTTTCTTGGGTATTTGTGTTTGTATCTGATTTTGAAAGTTCAAAAGCTTTGTCGATTGCGGTCTGAAGTGTACCTATTTCATCAATTAGGCCTAGCTCTAAACTAGTAGTAGCATTATAAGTTGCTCCTTTAAAAACCTTGTCACTAATATTCGATCTCGCACTTTTAATATCGTTGATGAAGTCATCAACAACTGGATCCAGATCTTCCTTAATGTAGATGTCGTAATTTCCTTTTAAGGCTTCGCGATAAGACTTGTTTTTCTCATCACTTTTACTACTATATATCGTATGGAGTTTTGCGCCTTTTTGCTCATAGTACCCCTGTAAGTCCAAAAATTGGGCATAAGCACCGATGGATCCAATGGCATCAGCTCTTTTATTGGCAACAATATGATCTCCAGAAGCACCAATGTAGTAGGCTGCGGAGGCCATAAGTCCATCTGTATAGGTAACTATTGGTTTAGGGTAGTCAAGAAGATAATCATGGAATTCTGGTGTTCCGTATACTTGGCCTCCTCCTGAATCTATGTCCAAAACAACACCCACAATAACATCATCATTTTTAATTCTTTCAAGAATAGCCATTTTACTTTTGGTCCCAGATGGACCACAAGCTTGGTTATACTTGTAAATAGGAGATTTGATCGACAATACTACCACGTATTTTTCTGGATCACTTTCTTCCAGATCATCATATAAGGCATTAATCCCATTACTTTTGAAAGCTTTAGTTAGCTTATCTGAAGATGTTTTTTTTGAGTTTTCAGACATTTCCTTCCCCTCCAAAAGATTGAACAGAAGGGGCAGGTGTGCCTCGGCATAAGATTGATCTATATACCAAGGGGAGTTTAAAAGACTATGAAGATTGTTTATAGGCACGGGCAATTGTATTCATTATGTTACTGAACACAATATTATAGAAGCATGTCTCTTCAAAAAAGGACATTACAAACCTTCGGACAATTGGAATGCCAAACCTCTGTTGAAGATGTTGAATTGAATGTCTTCAAAATTTTTACTATTACCATAACCAGAACCATTTATTTTAATCGAATACCCTTTAACAGTACTATGATTATTGCTGTTTAGTTCATCAAAGGTGAAAATCAATGGTTGATCTGTCGTTCCATATAGAAATGAACTTCCTCTTTTTTTAACCAAAACAACAACTAACCCGTTATTATATTTTTGGAGCAATTCAAGAATTGACTTATTCTGAGGAGTTTGAGTGAATGTAATCGATACTGGAAATAAAGATCCAGTATCTCCGATTTTGGTTTGACCAGTAACTCTAATGTTTTCTGGAAGGAGATCCGTAATGAACGCCTGTGATGTATCTGGTAGATTACTAATTATATCAATAATCTGATCATCTGGAGTTAGATGATTGAAACTATATAATTGAGTTGATTCAATAATAGCTACTTCATGATAAGTGTCCACATGATCTTCGTTTCGGGAGTTGCATAAATTATATATCATACTTCAAAAATTAATAGACAAACCTGCCTTTTGGCAGTTATGTCCTATGGTTGTTTTTCAAGGTTTAAGCTAATTTGGATGTTATCTTTTTTTCGCTTAAAGTCCCTATATAATGTCTCATACTTTATATCATCTTCAGTGATATCATATACTTTTAGGAAATTTCGAATTCCTTGATTGAATTGTTCATTATTGGAAAATTTATTGATCATGACATGACAAAATAACTCCTCCCTAAACATCTTATCAATAGTGTCATTAAATGCTTGGGCAGAACGAGTATCAATATGGACCCCATTCCTTAAGTATTTTTCTTCTTTAATCAATACACTGAACACTTTATCGTATGATTTTTTTGAAACGTGACGAATATCATTATTTCGGTTCAACAATGAAAGGACTATCCCTCCAACAACAGTTTCTCGAGTAGCAATAATATGATCGTCTCCATATCTGTTTTTTAAATACTTATATACGTGATTGGATACTGGAATGTTTTGTGTAATTGTAAAATCAGCCATAGTAATAGAGTTTACCAAATTTAACAAATACATACAATATTCTGTATTTTAATCCAAAATTTTTATAGTTGCATCCAGACACGACACTGGAACCAACAACCTTTTTTGATCTAGAAAAAATTTTAGCTCTAAAGGATCCGTGTCTTCATTAATAATATGCATGCCGGACAAAGTCAGACCATCACTGTTTTTTACAGCATAACACTGACCATACCTTAATGTATTTCGGTTAATCTTTAAGTCATCTACTTCAGCTAACCTTAATGATACTTTTACTGATATAATACCTTCCATAATTTATACATTTTTCTGTTCGCGCGTATAAAGTGAAACTATCCAACACATCCCACACATCCCACACCTTTGATTATTAGTATTTTATCTTTTCAAAATGTGTTGGATGTGTAGGGAATCAAAAACAGTTCCATACACATCCATACACATCCAACACATTTCCAACACTTTAATTATTTGATTTTTAGTATTATAAGTATGTGTTGGATGTGTTGGAATCATTTTCGCTTCAAAATTTTTCATTTATAAAATTATTTTTAAAAAAAAAGCTTGCTAAAATGGCAAATCCTCTTTCTCTAGACCTTCTATACTTAGTTGATTATTTGGGGTCACAGGGGTTTGGTCAAATATAGTACCTTCGTTCATCTGGAAGTCCACGGCATCTGTTATCTCTTCAGCAATGTCTTTTGAGAAGATAGCGAGATCCACAACATAAGCACTCGTGCTTTTGGCTTGGCGTCCAGGTTCCATCCTGATTCCATTTTTATAATCAATAAAGCTTTCGTCTTTTTTAATCTGTTCTTGCATGCTGCTTTTACTCGGTGCGCTTTCTCTATATTGGATGTACCATTGCCTCTGTATTTTTAGATAACAATTGGTGAAGTTAAAATACAGGTGGGTTCCTTCTAATTTTAGATCATGGCCAACCTTGAGTCTATCATCTTTGTGTCCTCTTAATGATGCCAAGAAACAATCCCACCATTTACTGAGTAGACTTGCAGTAGCCAGTTTGCGTTCAAGAGCTTCTATTCTATTTTTAAAATGCTCTAACATTTCACTCTTATTAAATGGTAAGCTAACAACATCTTGGAAAATTTCATACGTGGCCACCAAGACTGAAAAATTTCCTATTATTCGACTTTTGGCATCGGGTAGCAGGGAATTCATCATATCTCTAGCGTTTCGATAGCTTTTTTTGAATCGCTGTTTGAAAATTTCTCGTGAATTGATGAGATCATCTGTGAAATGCGAATACATCTGTTTATTCATGTCTTCAAGAATTTCATAATTCTTAACAGCTTCTTCTGTGAAGTTTTGAACGTTCATGTCCTCCCAGATCACCCTGGTTAATAATGCATCATTATCGGGGAAATCATTTGAAGTTATAATCACCGAAGACAGAATCGGTATACTCTCGGTTCCAACGTGAGAATCAATATTTCCACGTTTATAACCACGTCTATCCCACAAGTCTTTTAGCATTTCATCTAAGCGAACATCCCCACGCTTATATTCAGACAACTGAGCTATTATATTTGAGAATTGAGCAAACTCTCTTACTTGCGCCTTCGCGGTACTTACACCAGAGGCTAATCCAATCCCTGTTTGAGGTACGCCAAAAAATCCTTGAGCACAAGCTGCCAGTTGGTCTTTACCCGTGGAGGGTGGACCAGATAAAAACATTAATGGAAAATTCTTGATGTTATTTACAACGATATCTTGAAAGGGTGTGGCCAAGGCAAATAATAATGCTGTAATAGAATGCTCTCGGTGCACTTTCTTAAGTTGTAAAGAATATTGCCCAAAATTGAAGTCTGGTTGGATGCACATCATCTTCTTCTGTCCTTCATACTTAAACGGATTGTTGCTGTAAATTCTGTTGGCACTTGGCACATAGTAGGAAGTGTTTTCGAATTTAAACACACCATTTTCATCGATATCAATGGATGTTTTGCCAGGAATAGTGATCTTGTTATTCCATGCCCAGAATCCTTCAGGTTGCCATCCTAGAACGTCTATTTTTCTTCCAGTTCCCATTCGGTCAAATAAAAAGGCTCTAATTTTTTGAAAATCTGGACGGCTTCCTGTGAAAAGATAATTCCCATGAGCAGTAACAGCATTGTCAAACTGTTGTTGTGAGTTCATGTGTTCTGAAGGAACGTCAAAAATCTTTTCATGCCCATGGACATTCTTAATAGATACTAATTTCATTGGAAATTTTTCATCCTGCATGTGCTGAATGATATCAATAGAAAAGTTGCTTACAGATTTAAATACATATGGTGGTTCCTCTCCTTTTCTGATCCATATTTGCTCCTTGGCCATAAACAATTGATAATTCTTGATTGTTCTATGGAGCTCTGGAGTCATTTCAATCCCTTTTGGCAATTCATATTCATAATCAAGGGATAAAGTTTCAGTTTCTTTTCGATTTCTTTCTGCTATGAATTTCTTAATCCAGGTCTCAAGTGTTTTTTGTGGAAGGCCACTTTCCTTCTTTAACCATCCAACATATATTTGAAGGATGGCTTCCTCTTCTATTTTGGATATGATTTCACACAAATTTTTTGAAATTGTGCTTTTCTCCACTTCATCTTTCCCAATCATTTGTTCTAAAAGAACCTTGAATCCATCGATGGGAGTAGCTTTTTCTTGGATAACTGATTCAATACCAGAGACTTTTATTTCATCTTTATTTAACCTGGTGAAATCATCAGGATCACAATCAGGCAAATTCACAACAAATGTTCTGAAGCCTTCAGCTAAAAACCTTGGAATATTCTTTAATGTGGATGATCTTCCAGCCTTATCTCCATCCATAGCAAAAACCACGGTGTCCGAGTATTTTTTTAACTCAGCAATTTGGTTGTCATGAATTGAGGTTCCGCAAGGAGCTACTGTGTTGAGAAGTCCATTTATATGAAAACTAATAACATCATTATATCCTTCAACCACATACACTTTACCTTTGTTTCGGATCTCAAATTTCGCAAGGTTCAGGCCATACCAAATTTTGCTCTTATCGTAGAGGATAGTGTCACGGCTATTTAACCATTTCACCTTGGAGTCTTCTGATAAATCACGACCAGAAATACCAACTGGAGCTCCATTCTTGTCAAATACTGTGTAGGTGACCCTGTTGTAATAAAAATCATTACCCTTCGAAATTAGCCCAAGGTCGGTTCCAGACGCAGTTAACCCTTTTTCCGATAGAATTTCATAAATAAACTTATTTCCTGGTGAAAATCCTATCTGGTAGGTATCAACCACTTCCTCAGTGTATTTTCTTTTCTCGAAAACTTCCTTTTTAGCAGGGTGACTTTTAGGAAGTTTCTTGAAAGATTCAGTATACTTTTTAATGGTTGCTTTTAGCAGTGGTCTAAGATCCTCCTGCTTACTAACCTTTTCCATGTATGCTTTAGCCTCTTTGGAATCATCATATACAATGTCTTTTGCATAAGTGTTGGCCAACCACTCAATTGATTCGGTAAAACTCATTCCTGTTTCCATTAAAAAAGAAACTGCGTTATTACCTCCTTTGCCTGACGAAAAACACTTCCATATTTGCTTAGCAGGAGAAACCATGAAACTAGGAGTTTTTTCCGCTGTAAAAGGTGAAGAGCCTTTATAGTTAGCACCTGATTTTTTCAGCTCAACAAACTTTTTAATCACATCTAGTACGTCTGATTCTTCTTGGATGGATTCTATGAATTTTTTTGATATATATGGCATGTGCTTGTTTATTTTTGCTTATTATTTAATATGTTTAGTTGATTTCTCATGATTTATATATTTTTCATAAATGCCATCCACTTAGTTTTACCTTGTTTCCCAGAAGGATGTCCGAATAATGGCTGTTTTCCAATTATTTCAATAATCTTATTGGTAGTGATCTGGACTTCATTCCACTTGAAAATGAGCGTTCCGAATGGCTCTAGTACTCTCATACATTCTTCAAAACCAGCTCTTATATCTGTTTCCCACGTAGGAAGTAGTACGCCGTATTTTTGAGCCATCCAAGTGTCTTGTCCGAGCTTGTGTAGATGTGGCGGATCAAAAACTACCATTTTGAAAGAGTTGTTAGGAAATGGCATGTTTCTAAAATCACCTACGACATCTGGCTTAACGGATAAATGTCGCCCATCACATAGAGTAGCTTCTAATTCACGGATATCCATGAAAAGTACATCTGGATTGGACTTGTCAAACCAAAACATTCTAGAACCACAGCATGCATCGAGTATAAACTTGTCTTTTTTCATTGATACCTTGTATTAGTCCAGTGAATAATTTGCCCTTCTATATCTTGGTCAAACCAATAAATAAAACTTTTTATATCTGGGAAGCCATCTGCGATTGCAAGTCGTTCGATTGTCCTATAGTCAACGGCTCCACCATCAATAAAAATAGTAGGTGTGGAGCCATACCAATCACATAGATATTTCCCGTATGTGATTGATATCGTTTGAATTCCAGTGCAACCAAAAGTTGGTGCAAATTGGAACCTGTTCTTAGTTCGATTATATATCACTGGGTGAATCCAATCACCTTCTTTAAATCGATGACCTTTCCTTATAGTGTGAATTTTAGGCTTAAGATCGATAAAACTATTAGCTAATGGACAACCCAATGCTTGAAGTTTAGGGAGATATTTATCAAATTCTTTATCTACGATGTCTCCAGGTAAAGATCTCCAGATCTTCTCTACAAATTGGTTTGGTGAGTTCGCTATTTCGCTTGGCATTTTGCTTGGCCAATGGGTTGAAAATGGTAAAGTCATAATTAGTCTTTTTTAGTTTAGATACTTATCAAGTAAACTCAAAGTATTCATTGTCCTTAATAATGGTAGTTGAGAAAGGAAAGTTTGATTTCGGAACCTCCTTTATTTGTTGAATTAGGATCTTACTACTTGTGAAAATGATATGCCTAGATCCGTTTTTTTCGATTTGTAAAGTCAAACACTTCGTTCCTGATTTCATTATGCTTTCTCCAATTTTAAAATCATGGACCACAATGGGCACATTGATGATTCGTTCCATTTTTATTTTATCTCCCACAAATGAGGTTATTTTGGGTTTAATGTTGAAATCTTTGAAATTGTTCATGTGTAAGTAATTTTTTAAGTAAGTTTTTGGAATCTGCATGTTTTGCCCACCCCCAGTAAGCGGCAATGGACGCATGCTTTTTCTTTTTAGAGACTGATTTGGCAAACCTCTTTTTTATTGATTTTCGCAATAATGTATGCGTGTGATAATGGACATAACCTACGAAATCAATACCTCTTGAATTGACAGGGAATACCTGATGATTGCCTTTAAATTGTAAGTTCAGCCTATCATTTATATAGTTATTCATTTCTATGAATAGTTGGTGTAAATAGGTTTTGCTTGATGCGAGAGCTACGATATCATCCGCATACCTGAAGTAATATTTTACCCCCTTTTCTTCTTTCATCCAGTGGTCAAAATATGACAAGTAAAAATTCGCTAAATATTGACTGAGGTAATTGCCAATAGGTAATCCTGGAGCACTATCAATAATTTCATATAACAATGCCAACAGATCCTGATCTTTAAATTTTTTCCTAAGTAGACTTTTAAGGATGTCATGATCAATAGACGGATAGAACTTTGTTATATCTAATTTTAGGCAATATTTAGTCCCTTCTACATCTTGTAAAGCCTTTTTAACAGCATTAGAACATGCATGTACACCACGCCCCTTGATGCAGCTATAGGTGTCAGAAGTGAAATTTGCCATAAAAATAGGCTCTAGGACATTCATAATGGCGTGGTGGCATATACGATCAGGAAAATACGGGAGCCTATACACCAATCTCTCTTTTGGTTCGTACACTTTGAATGTCGAATATTCCGAAGTCTTGTATGCGTTATTAGTCAGCATTTCATGTAGAAGGAGAAAATTACCTTCTGGGTTATTGTCAAAAATTCTAACTCCATACTGATTTCCTTTTCCTTTTCTTGCTCTAGCATCTGCCAATCTTAGGTTTTCGATTGTCACTATCTTTGAATAAAGGTTAGTTTGTCTCTTCATGCCTTTGTTTTTTGGGTCGTCTCCCCGATTGGTACCAACGCCCCGTTTAAAATTGTCTTTTTCTGCCAAGTGGCAAGGTTTGCATTGAACATAAATTTTCACCAAGGTGGGACCTGCAATTCGTATTCGTGTTCCAGTTATCGACGTTGTTCAACGACCACCTGGAGGCCGAACGAAACTCAGGATTCAATGCACAACCTTTTCCTACCTATAGTGCTGCTTTGAATAATTCAGAAAATCGTTCCCAAGCATCCCAAGCTATTTCCCGAGTTCTAAAAACTCGGCGGGACCCGCAATACGTATTCGCGGGCCAGAGAACGACGCCGCTCAACGACCACCCGGAGGCCGAACTATAGTCGTACCAATGTTCATACTTAGGTTGTGAAAAATCTGAATAATCAGGCATCCAAGTTTTATCAAGTCCTTCACTGTTTAAAGCCATGATAAGCACGTCGAGTTCAAAATTTAGGATAGTATGTTTTTGGAATTCTTCTGGAAGATTAGAAACATCTGGTCTTACATTTGAATCTATTCCCTGTGCTTTAAAGGCGTCCTCTAAACTGTTAATTTGTGATTTCATGTTTATTTATTTAATTAGGTTAATGTAAATGTGGCTGAACTTTTCCCATGCGTCTTTAGCGTCATCACTGTCGATAAAATAAAGGCGGGACCCGCAATACGAAGACGCGGCCCAGCGAACGACGACGAACAACGACCACCCGGAGGCCGAATTATAAATATATCGGTGGCAATATTTAGGTTGATTATGGTCAGTCCAATCAATTTTACCTTTTCGGTTTTGATTGTAACACCTTGCAATCAGTAAGGCTTGTTTCAATGCACAAGCTGCAATATCATCTGGGTCATTACTGTTACATGTGTAGTCTAATTCGGCTTTACCCATGATTTCACAAACGTCCGAGAAGTCTTCAATAAGATCTCTGATGTCTGTGAAGGTTTCCTTTCCCAATAAATCTTCTAACAATTTTTTACCAGATGTTTTGGCGTTTTTGTGAGCTGCAATAGCGGCTTCTCTTTTAATGTTTAATGTGTCCATTTGTTAATTTTTAAATGTTGATTTAGTGTTGTCAATGCACTGGTGGCAAATTCCCTCAATTTCTTTCCAGGAGTATCCTTGGCATTTCAAGGTTCTAATTACATGTGCCATCCGTGCTTTGGCTTCTTTGATGTTCATTTTCTGCATATGAGTTATAGGGCTTTTCAGAGTACTCGTGCCATTGAGTGGGACTTATTCCTTTCTTGGATCTATTTCTACCAATAAATACAATAGCGGCATAAGTAATGGCAAATAGCGATATGCCCGATGCTAACATAATTCCTGCAACTTCTATCATTTTTATTGAATTTGAGTTGCTGATCTTGCGCCGATTGTAATGCCTAAAATGATCATTACCATAACTATTAGGATTATGCCTATTATAGCGATGCAACCTTCAATGCTTCCGATAATTCCAGCCATATGAGCTGTCATAGCAGATAATATTAATGAGATTGATACGCAAGTGACACAAAGGATTGCGATTATCCGATTGTTCCTTAGTAGTTCTTCGTGAATTTTGGATTGCTGTTCCATTGTTTTAGTTTTTAGGGTTATTGTGTTTTTTAAAGTATTCTCCAACAGTGATTTCATTGTTAACTGGGGGAAGATTTACGGTTCTCAATTTGTTGTATAGTGAAGTTACAAGCCTCCATAGATCGTCGTTTGAGTAATTCTGTAGGATCACTGAATAATTTTTCGGATCCGTTAGATAGCACAATCGTTGCTCCATGCACCTTGATGTGCATTGCCTGCTCGTTGAACAACTTCTGCAATTGCATTTGAAAGCCGCTTCTGGTGATCTGACGCTCTTCATCATTTGAAAATCTTGTGGTGTCATCATAAGTCATGGCGATTTGTGTCTGACACCTAATTATATCCTGTTTGATTTTTTCTATTTTTCTCATGCTACTAGGACTTTTTGGTTTTGTGCTTTAATTGCCAGTGCCACTTTGGTGGCACAATTAGTTTTATGAAGAAGGTTCTGCTTGTGCCAATTAAATGTGCTCATCGAAATGCCTAGGATATTAGCAATAGCTTTATCTGGGAAGTCTTGTGAAATAGAGTCAAGTATGGTTATATCACGGTTGTTCATCCGAACACCATCAATGGTGATTTCTTTACTTGCCCAATGTTGGGAAATACAATTTTTGTTGTCTCTGAAATTTTCCGATGGAGATAGACGACCTTTGGATATGTCTGGTATGGAATCTAAGTCTCCATACATGTAATATGTGTATAGCTCTACTTTTCTTTCCATTGTCTCTACATTTTGAAGATCGTTCATTGCCTGAGGATCTTTTAAAAAAGAATTCTGAAGTAATTCAAACAAGTGGGGAGGAAGATCCTTAAAGTACTTCGTTTTACCATTTTGCAACCACAACACTGTTTTGGTTGATTTAACCCCTATAAATTCAATGTTTGAATCTTTTGGAGATACGCCTGCCATAAATTGTTCGGCTGCATTTTTTTCGATAGTTTTGCTCATAATTTAATTTTATATTGTTTACAATAGGATATGCCGGAGTTCGCGCTCCGGTTTATTTTACTTGAGACAAAAGCACATTAATTCTTTTATCCTCTTTTTTGTTCTCTTTTAAGGTTTCGCTGAAACAATCATATATCGCCAATTCGAGTTTTAGGTTGGTGATTGGTCTGTTCATTATTGCCCTGATCATACTTTCGGAATAAATATTACCTTCTTTGGTTCTTATATCGTTTTTTTTCAAATACTCGATAATCACCTGCGTGTAGCCTTTCCCAGTCCTTTTTAACTCCTTTTTTATTTTCTTTTTCGCTGCTTTGGTAATCATATAAAACTGCTATTTCGTTGTTAACGTTTTTATGTTAATTTTACTAACGTATTATTAACGCTAAACTACATACAATATTCTGGATATGCAAACATTATTTTGCATTTCTTTAGAAAATTGTGTGTAATTAAAAATCTCATGTGTCATGACAGCAGTCGAAAGAATATTAGAAATACTTAAAGATACAGGTCTAAGTACTAGGCAATTTGAGCTTAGTATTGAAAAAACTTCAGGGTATTTTAACTCCTTAACTAAAAGGGGAAGTAGTCCCAGTGTGGACGTTGTGTCGAAGATTGTAGAAGTGTATCCGCATTATAGTGCGGAATGGATTCTTTCAGGAAGAGGGTCAATGTATCTTAAATCAGACTCGAAAAAATTAAACAAAAGGGGGTCGTCGATTGATTGTGATTTAACCATCGATGAAATTATTGATTCCAAAATACAATCGAATTTGAACGATTTGAAGCAAACACTAATTCAAATGATTGTAAATGAAATTGACAAAGAAATTGCTGAAACTAAGCAGTCAATTACTGATCGAATTAGCGATTAATATTGATTGTAAATATTCTTCTTGAGTGCTCGTAATCATCTCTTCATCCTTTACTATTTCGGTAAGGGATGATTTAATTTTTTCGAGTTCATTTATGTATTGCTCATTACTATAGTTTGATTTAGATTTCTTAAGCTCCAAAAATGCATTGACATAGTTGAATAGTTTGTTTCTCATTACTGGGGAATTTTAATTATAGGTAATAGTATCTTTTTAGTTTAAGAAGGAAATAAACTAAAAATGACTAAAATTAATCGAATAGAATACCTATTTGATTCCAGAAGAAAATTTTTGTGTCACAAGTTTGTCACAAAAAAATAATATATAATTGATAATTAAATAGTTGCAAATTGAAAATAATCCTGGCGCGATCACAAATAAAAAGCTTAACACTTGTAATGTCAT